GAGCTATAAAGGCAACGTTGCTGCCTGTGCCGTTGCCTGCAATATGGCAGCCAGAATGGGCATGGACCCGACCTTCGTCATGCAGAATCTGTATGTCGTGCGGGGGAATCCGTCCTGGAGCGGCAAGAGCTGCAAAGCCCTGATTGATAATTCCGGACAGTTTGCCGGTCGCACCCGCTACCGCATGGAGGGCGAGGAAGGCAAGGACAACTGGGGATGCCGCCTGATCGGTGTGGACAAGGTCACCGGTGAGAAAATCGAGGGGCCGAAGGTCACGGTTAAAATGGCAAAGGACTCCGGGTGGTGGGACAAGCCCAACAGCTTCTGGCCCAAGATGACCGAGATGATGCTCAAGTATCGCGCAGCCGCTTATTTTGCCCGCGCGGAGTGCCCGGAGGTCCTCATGGGTGCAAATGTTGACTGTGAATCTTACGAAGCCCCGATGGAGGATTGATGCATGCTTAACGTTGTAGCCATCATGGGCCGCCTTGTGGCGGACCCGGAACTCAAGACCACCACGCAGGGCACCAGCGTGTGCCGTTTCCGCATTGCCTGCGACCGAAGCTATGTCCGTCAGGGCGAGGAACGCAAGGCCGATTTTATTGACATTGCCGCATGGCGGCAGACTGCCGAGTTCGTCTGTAAGTATTTCCAGAAGGGCAGCCTGATCGTCATCGACGGCAGCATCCAGACCCGCCAGTATCAGGACAAGAACGGCAACAACCGTACCGCTTTCGAGGTCGTGGCGAACAATGTGAGCTTTGCAGGCTCCAAGGCCGCAGACAAGCCCGCTGTGCAGAGTTTCGACCAGCAGACGCAAAGTTACACTCGGCAGGCAAACACCTCTCACAGCGCACCGCAGGCCGGTTACGCGCAGGGCGAGCCGGACGACTTTGCCGAGATCACCGACGACGGCGACCTGCCGTTCTGATAACTGGCAAAGCGATGTGCTATCTGACGTTACGGGCGCTCAAAAGGAAGGAGGTGGAGCATGGAAGAGGAAGTAAGGCCAAAGGCTTTGATGATTCCGTTTGACAAGTTCGTCATTCTGGATATCCTCCCGCCGGAACAGTACAAAAACGTTGTCACCCAGATGCGGCAGTATGTGGAGCTGAATCGGGAGCCGGAAGAGCTGCAACCCATCGAACGCATGGCATTTGAAGCACTACGCCCGTTCATGAACGAAAATATTAAAACGTATAAACGCAAAATTGACGCGCAGCACACGAACGGCAGCAAAGGCGGCAGACCGAAAAAGCCAAAAGAACCCAACGAAACCCATGGGTTTTCTGAGAAACCCAACGAAACCCATGGGGCACCAAAGTACAAAGTACAAAGTACAAAGTACAAATCTAATACTGACGTATTAGAGAGAGATGGAGACGCTGACGCGTCTACTACCCACTCCCCAGCAAAATCGAACCGTTTCCATCCGCCGGATGCTGTGGAGGTCAAGGCGTACTTTACCGAAAAAGGCGGCTCAGATGAGCAGGCGCAGCGGTTCATGGACTTCTACACGTCCAACGGGTGGAAGGTGGGTAAGAACCCAATGAAGAGCTGGAAGGCCGCTGCATCCTGCTGGATTTCGCGGGACATGGAGCGACAGAAAGCCCCTGCGTTCCAGCGCAACCCGGTTCGGTACGTTTCCCGCCCGCCGGAGGAAGCCGAGAAGGCCGTGGATTTCATGAGGGACGCACCGGACCGCACCATGAAGTGGCTGGAGAAGCGGAAAAAGGAGGAAGAGAATGCCCCGATACAAAGTGATCCTTGAGTGCAGCGGCCCGGTTGGAGATGCAGCACTCACCTACCGCATGACGGCATCCAGCCCGCAGGCGGCAGAATTCAGGGCCTGCCAGATGGCGGGCGACCACTACCCAGAGTATACGGATATTCAGGCCAAGAGAATGGAGGTCGAATCCCCATGACGAACCAGACATGTAAGGACTGCCCGGAGCGGCACACGGCCTGCCACGACACCTGCCCGCGCTTTGCAGAGTGGAGAACGCAGCACAAGGCAGAATTGATCTACACCAACGCCCAGCACGCCGCAGAGCGCATCAACCGCAACGATTTCAACAAAGAGGGATGGATGGGAGGAAAACACCCGCCCAGAAAAAGGAGAAAAGCATGAAAACCGTACAGGAGATTATGGCTGAAAATGGCTCATTGGCAAACATTGAGCGTTTTCAGACGATGCAGAAGTGGGAATACAAGCGCAAGGTAGAGCACGCGCAGGAAATGGCCGAGGCATTTTACTACTGGGCAAAAGAGCACGAAAAGGGCGTGCACCTATCCGTGGGCGGTCTGGATTCCATCACGCTACATTACTTCTTGGAGAGCATCGGGCTGCCCGTCACCTGCGTGTCCTGCTCCTCGCTGGAGGGCAAGGGTGTGCAGCAGGTGCACAAGCAGATGGCAGCAGAGATGGAAACCGAATACAAAAACTGGATGGGCGATGGCGAAGCCCCGTCCTTCGTGTTTCTGAAGCCGCTGAAAAGCAAGGTGCAGGTCTTGCAGGAATTTGGCTGGCCTGTCATCAGCAAGGAAAAGGCAGGCAAGATCATGCTGCTACAAAACCCGACAGAGCAAAACGCAACCGTGCGGCATGCGATCATCACCGGGGAAACCGGCGAATACGGCGGCTGGCAGAAAAACAGCCGCATGAAGTTGCCGCAGAAGTGGCTCGACCTGTTTGGCGGCGCAGACGCGGAGGGCGCGGCGCTTGGATATCAGACGGCCCCGTTCAAGGTGTCTGACCGCTGCTACTACCTCAAGGAAAAGCCCTGTAACGACTGGGCGCGGGACCACAACAGCGTGCCCTATATGGGCCTTATGGCCAGCGAAGGCGGGCGGCGCGAAAAGAGCCTGAAGATGCACGGCTGCAACTATTTCGGCAAGACCACCACCAGAAGCGCGCCCTTTGCCATTTTCGATCGACAGGACATTTTGCAGCTTGCGCTTGATTTGAACGTTCCTATTCCCGCCGAATATGGCGAGATCGCGAAGGACAGAGACGGCAAGTTGTACACCACAAAGGCGCAGCGCACCGGCTGCACCATGTGCGGCTTTGGGATCCACGTCGAGGGCAGGCCGCATCGGTTTGATATTTTGCGGGAAACCAACCCCAAAGAATGGGAGTTCTGGATGAAGCACGTCTGCCGGGACGAAAATGGAAACTGGTACGGCTGGGGCCGTGTGCTGGACTATATCGGCATCGGCTGGGAAGACGTGCCGGAGCAGGCCGTGCAGATGCACATTGACGATCTGATGGAGGATGTGAAGTGATAAAAAAATCATACACTGTTCTTCCTTGCCCAAAGTGCGGGAGCGGATTTATTGCATGGGGAAAGAAAATCGAGTCAGTTAATCCGAAGCTCACAGTGCTGTCAGCCCCGGGGACTGAACTTTGTTGTTTGATGTGCGGGCATTACGCACCAACACTCAAGCAGTGGAACAGCGAGGAACGAAAGAAATGCACTTGACTCTCTACGGCGACCCGCGCACAAAGAAAAACTCTGCCCGCATTCTCCGCACACGCTCCGGGACCCCATTCGTGGCCCCCAGCAAGGTTTATGTGGATTATGAGACGGACTGCCTGCGGCAAATCAAAAGGCCGCGCAGCCCCATCTCTGCCCGTGTGAACGTGCGGTGCGTGTACTACATGAAGACCGCCCGCCGGGTCGATCTGGCAAACCTCATCGAGGCTACAACGGACATTCTGGTGAAAGCCCGCGTGCTGGAGGACGACAACAGCAAGATCGTCGCCGCCCACGATGGCAGCCGGGTGAACTATGACAAAAACAACCCGCGGGCGGAAATATGGATCGAAGAAATGGAGGACTTTTATAATGACTGAATACATCCGGCGCGAGGCTGTGTTAAAGAGCCTGGAATATACCACGATAGGGGAGGTAGGAGCAGAGAACATTATCTCGCTTACCCTCCGTACGGCACGAGAAAAGGTTGAAAAACTTCCTGTTTTGCAGGGAAAAGACCTCTTTCCTGCATGGCGCGACCCTGAAAAGGACCCTCCGAAGGTCGAAGAAGATGTGCTGATTCTGTTTGAAACCGCCTGCGGTGGATATGGGATTACGACGGCTAACTACGAAGATGGAACGGTCTTGTCCCAAAAGAGCGCTTTCTACTGGGAAGATATTTTCGAGTGGGGAACCTACGATGAAGAAAGCGATGATTACTTTATTCCTAAAGGCTGGTGGGAATATCGTTATTTCAACCAGGATGACATTTACGATAACCGTGTAGATGCTCATGTGGTTGGGTGGATGCCGCTGCCGCCGAAGGAGGGAATGCAACATGGCCCGCACATGGACACCTGAGAGTGATGCACCCAAGCCTGGCGAAGCCAGCAATGTGCAGCAGCTGCGGGCTTGGTTCGAGCGCCTGCCCCGGATGCGGGCGCTGATCCGCCAGCAGCAGGAACACATTGCAAGCCTGCGCAGTGCGGCTACAACAACTACGTCCAGCACATCCGGCGCGCCCGGCCACTCCGGAACAAGCGACAAGGTAGGCCGAAACACCGACGCAGCCATGGACGCTGAACGGACACTGTACGCGCTGAAATGCGAGTATGCAGAAATGCAGAAAGAAGCCATTGATACAGCTTACCTGCTCCACGCTGACCCGGCATCCATCAAGCGCAGCCGATGCCTGATCCTGTATTTCGTGGAAGGAAAAAGGCAGGCGGAGATTGCCCGGATCGTGGGCTATTCAAAGCCGTGCCAGGTCTCTCAGGCGGTTTCTGACGGCCTTGAGCAGCTAGCTGAGATCACCACGGAGCTGAATCTCTGGTAATTTGTACATTTTCCACAACAAAACTGTGGCGTGTTTTTACATGCCTTGGGATTTACTTCTAATCGACTTAGGGTTTATCATAGTACCATCGGCAAAGCCGAAAAGGCAAACCGATGCACGCAGCCTCCGAAACGTGTCCCTTCTTAGCATTTTCCTCCTTTTCTGTTTGCAGGTATCGGGCTTTGCTCTCTCTTCACGTTTCGCGGGCTGCTTCTATGCGAGATTCCGAAACGGCTCCGCTCAGAGCTGCGCAACTTTGAGCGCATCGGGAAGGTTCGAGGCTTTCCTCTCCGCGCGGTTTGACTCCGCGATCTCGCACCGTATGGCGCATGGACTAGACAACCCGCAAGGCCGCACGTGCAACCTCCCGTGCCAAAAAAAGGCCTTAGAATCCTTGCCAAGGTGTAGCTTTCCTGACAGGATGTGCGCCAACCAACAGCCCCGGCGGCGAACCGGAGCTGTTTTTATATGGCCGCCTGAGCGCAGTTTGGAGCGCGGCGCGTGTGTGTAGACACGGCTGGTTCGATTCCAAGGGCGGCTTTTATACTCCGGTAGCTCAAGTGGTAGAGCAGCGGTCTCCAAAACCGCGTGTTGCAGGTTCGAGCCCTGCCGGGAGTGCTTGCGTGCCCTATGAGGGGGCCGCGCAATAGCGGGGCATCCGGCCGCAAAAGTTCCGGATGCAGCAGCGCCCACCGTTTGACGCCTGTCCAACGAACTGAATGCACGGGTGCTGCTTATATGCCGTCATAGCTCAATTGGCAGAGCGCCGCCCATTTAAGGCGGGACAACGTTGGTGACACCACGGGAACATCACTGCACAGCCAACCACTGCGCACATCCATTCCGTGGGTGCTGGTTCGAATCCAGCTGGCGGCTGGCGTGATTTTAGAGTGTCCACTGTGGACACTTTTGGAGAGGAGGCATACAAATGTTTGAGCGCTTGAAAGAACTGATTCGCGACATGGCAAAGTTTTTGACACGTCTCGGCGCTGGCCTTATCCTCTCGGCCTTACCGATCAGCAACAAAGAAAGCCACTTTGTGCGCTATGCGCGGCGTTTCGGTTTCCGTGCAGACCACACAAAACGCGAGCCTCGGGCAGAGATCGGAGGCCGTGGCTGTATTCAAGGAGCACGGCCTGCTATCCGTGCGGATTAACAGCTGCTGATACAATACGATTAAAAACCAGCTTTTTGTATGATGAGCTCCATGCAGCAAAGCTGGTTTTTCTTATGCCGCTTTAGCTCAGGCTGGCAGAGCGCCGGATTTGTAATCCGGGGGTAGCGGGTTCGATTCCTGCAAGCGGCACATTCGATATTTTGACCGTTCGGATTTCCGGGCGGTTTTTCTTTTGCATGAATTTAGAGAGGTGGTGGCGGTGAGCGCAAAGCGGCTGACAGACAGGCAAAAAAAGAAGATCGTTGCTGACTATGTGCAGCTGCAGAGCTATGCCAAAGCCGCCAAACTGAACGACGTAGCAGAAAGCACCGTGCGGAAAATCGTGAAAGATAATCCCAAGTGTGCGGATTTGTGCGCCTTAAAAAAAGAGCAGAACACGCAGGACATGCTTTCCTACTTAGGCAGCAAGCGCGGGGAAGCGCAGGATCTTCTCGGGCTGTACCTGAAAGCGATGGCCGACCCGGACAAGATCGCGGAAGCAACACTGCCGCAGCTGTCAACGGCGTTTGGCACCATCGTGGACAAGTTTGCCATGCTGGGAGACCAGAATAGCATAGAAGTCCCGGACGATGGCCTTGTGGAGGCCCTGAATGCCGCCGCAGACCTCAGCCCGCCTGACGATGTGGATCTTCTGCCAAAGGAAGAGGACGACAATGCGGAAAAGTAACGGCTTTCGCTGGAAAGCCCTCAGCCAGCGGCAGAAACAGGTTCTTAGCTGGTGGACACCGCAGAGCGCATACAGCGGCTACAACGGCATCATTGCCGATGGCGCTATCCGCTCGGGCAAGACCTTTGCCATGAGCTTTTCTTTTGTCCAGTGGGCCATGACCTGCTACAGCGGCCAGCAGTTTGCCATGTGCGGCAAGACCATTGCCAGCTTCCGGCGAAACGTGCTTGGCACGCTCAAGCAGCAGCTTGCAGCCCGTGGCTACAATGTCAAAGAGCATCGGGCAGAAAATTTCATGACCGTCAGCAAAGGCGGCAAATCCAACGAGTTTTACTTTTTCGGCGGCAAAGACGAGAGCAGCCAAGACCTGATCCAGGGCATCACGCTGGCTGGGGCATTCTTTGACGAGGTGGCGCTGATGCCGCAGAGCTTTGTCAATCAGGCCACTGCCCGCTGCTCCGTCACCGGGTCAAAATTCTGGTTCAACTGCAACCCGGGCAGCCCACAGCATTGGTTTTATCTTGAGTGGGTGCGGAAATGCCGTTCCCGCAAGATGATGTACCTCCACTTTACGATGGACGACAACTTGTCGCTCTCCGAGGAAATCAAGGCCAGATACCGCAGCCAGTACAGCGGCGTTTTCTACCAGCGCTACATTCTGGGCCTGTGGACGGTGGCAGAGGGACTTGTATATGACATGTTCGACCCCAAAAAACACGTCATTGACGTGCTGCCCGAGCTGTCCCCGAAGAGCGCCTATGTGGCGTGCGACTTCGGCACCCAGAACGCAACGGTGTTCCTGCTGCTCCAAAAACAGGCCGATGCAGACTGCTGGATCGTCACCAGGGAGTATTACTACAGCGGGCGAGAGCAGAAGCGGCAAAAGACCGTGGGCGAGTACGTCACAGATCTCAAAGCGTGGCTGGACGGCCTGAAGCCGGAGCGGGTCATCGTGGACCCCTCTGCCCTGCCCCTGATTACGGAACTGCGCAAGAATGGCTTTACCCAGAACCCGGCAAACAACGACGTTCTGAGCGGTATTCTGGACGTACAGACCATGCTGCAGACCGGGCGGCTGAAGATCTGCAAAGACTGCAAGCACACGCTGGAAGAGTTCGGCGTATATGCTTGGGACCCAGATAAAGACGACACCGTGCTGAAGGTCAACGACCACTGCATGGACGCTATCCGTTATTTCGTGCGCACAAAGCGCCTTGTAAAACTGAGGGATTGATTTTGAGCACTGTATACACATTCCAGACCTTCCAGCAGGCGCAAGCCGCCGGGGAACAGCCTGATTTCATCCGGCGCTTCGTGCAGCAGCACTGCGCTTCCAAGCCCTACAAGATGGCGCTGGACGCTGACCTGTACGATGCCCAGAAAAACCCGGGGGCTGAACGCTTTGCGCAAGCTTACGCTTTGATGCTGAAACGCCTGTCCAAAAACACCAAGCAGGACATCCTGCACCCCGATATGGTCAAGAGCAATCTTTTCCGGCGGCTCAACAAGCAGCGGGCGACCTACTCCCTCGGAAACGGCGTGGTCTTTGCGGACGATGACGTAGACAAGGACAGGCTGGGGCAGAACTTTGACGAGCAGATCCAGAAGGCCGGATATTTCGCCCTGATCCACGGCGAGAGCTTTGGATTCTGGAACAACGACCATCTGGTGGTTTTCAAGCTGACCGAGTTTGCCCCCCTGTACGATGAAAAGACAGGCCTTTTGCAGGCGGGTGTGCGATTCTGGCGGCTGAATCCTGACACGGATATGCACTATATCCTGTACGAGCTGGACGGCTTTACCGAGTACACGGAAAGCAAAATCGGCAATGTGATGCAGGAGACCGTGCCGAAGCAGGCATACAAGAGCGTGACCGTCACCACGCCCGGCGGCGGGCTGGAAAGCGTAGAGGGCGAAAACTACAGTGCCCTGCCCATTGTGCCGCTGTGGGGCTCAGACCTGCACCAGAGCACCCTTGTGGGGCTGAAAGCCTACATTGACAACACCGATCTGGTGATGTCTGGCTTCTGCAATGACCTGCAGGACTTTTCGCAGATCTACTGGCTGTGCGAGAACTTCAACGGCATGACCGATGACGAGCTGCAGGAATTCCTTGTCAAGCTGAATCTGTACCACATTGCAGGCGCAGACACCAGCGAGGGCGGCAAGATCACCCCCTACACCACCGAGATTCCTGTAGCGGCCCGGCAGGCGCTGCTGGAACTGCTGCACACTCGGGTTTATGAGGACTTCGGCGGTCTGGATGTGCACTGTGTCAGCGCGAACAGTACCAACGACCATCTGGATGCAGCCTATGAACCGCTGAACCAGAATGCGGACGACTTCGAGGCGCAGGTCAAGCCGTTCATCCGGCAGGTCTGCGCACTGGCTGGCTTTGACAACGCTATGCCGGCATTCAACCGCAGCAAGATCACCAACACAGCCGAGCAGGTCAGCATGGTGATTTCCGAGGCCGCCATCATCGGGCAGGACATGGCCATTGACCTGCTGCCAAACCTGACCCCGGAACAAAAGGAGCAGGCCAAGGCCGCGTTGATGGCTGAGAGCGCAACACGGGAGACCGTGGGCGATGACACAGGCAAGGAGGACAATAATGATGAGTAAGAATGAAGACTTCCCGCTTGTTCAGGCTTTTATTAACGCCCTGAACGCAAAATCTCAGAATGAAGTTGAAAAACAGGCCGAGATTATGTACGACCAAGTGTTCCGAAACCGTTATAGCGGCAGAGACAGCCATGAAACAAACCGACCGTGACCGCATCTCTACCCGGCAGCTGAACAGGCTGCGCCGCCGAATCCTCCGGGTATACGGCACCGCCCGCCGGGAGATGACCGAGCAGCTCACCGAGTTCCTGGGGAAGTACCGAGCGCTGGACGAGCGCAAGCGGGCGCAGCTGGATGCAGGAGAAATCACCGAAGAGGATTACCGCATCTGGCTGCAAAATCAGGTCTTTCAATCTGATTTGATGCGGGACAAGCTGGACGGCATCACCCAGACCTGCACCACAGCCCAGCAGACGGCCTATAAGCTGGCCCGGGACGAGCAATACAACATCTTTTCCTTTGGCGCAAACTGGGCGTTCTACGAGCTGGAACAGGCCGCAGGCGTGACGTTCGGATTGACCCTGTACAACACCGAAGCAGTCAAGCTGCTGCTGAAGGAGAACCCCAAGCTGGTGCCAAACAAGCGCATCAAGAGCGAGAGCAACCGCACCTATGACGCCCGGGTGTTCAATCGCTACGTCATGCAGGGCATCGTGCAGGGCAAGAGCGTCCACGACATCGCCGTGCAGGCCGTAAACGGCATGACAGACACGGAGATTCACTGGGCCATGAATAACGCCATCACGGCGCTCACAGGCGCTCAGAACGCCGGGGCATTGCAGCAGATGCGCAACGCCCAGGCTTTGGGCATCGAGGTCAAAAAGCGGTGGAACTCCACCCACGACTACCGCACCCGTGAAATGCACCGCCTGCTGGATCAGCAGACCGCAGAGCTTGACGAGCCGTTCAAGGTCATGGGTTACGAGATTCAGCACCCCGGCGACCCTAACGCGGCCCCGGAGATGGTCTACCGCTGCCGCTGTGTGCTGTCCTCTGCGCTGGGCAGGTACCCCCGGCAGAACGCCATGCAGCGGGACAATGTGACCAAAGAGACAACGCCCGTCATGGATTACACCGAGTGGTATAAATCCAAGGGCGGCACAGAAACCGAGCAGATGTGGTGGGCGGAAGAGAGAAAACGGAGAAAGGAGAGTTCCCAAAATGAGTAAACGAGGATCTGGAAGCTCTACAAGGGCGAGCGGTCAGAAGACTACGCTTGATGAATTTCTCGCAAAACGCGGCTTGAGTTCGCCCATCAGCGATTACATGGACGATAAGATGCGTATTCCTCACGGCCTGACACGCCGCCAAACGGAAAAAATGCAAAGGGAAGCCCACGAGGCCGCTGCACAGTATTCCGCAAGGCGAGAGTCTGCTATTGCAGAATACAAAGCGGGCGTTGCGTCTGGCACAATCAGAGAAAAGAGCCGTGTTGAAGTTTTGATGGGCAAAGCGAAAGGGCATCCTGACAATCCTTCCACACAGGCAGCACGCCGTGCGCTGGAAAAACGTGGTTACAACTGGAAAACAGGACGAAAGCTCAAGAAAAAGTAAGGTTTGGAGGGATGAACTGTGATCTTGCCGATGGAAAACACCGAGAAAATGATTTTTCCGGGCGTGGGCAAGTATGGCATCCCTGAAATCAAGCCGGAAACGGACATCCGCATTGACAAGCTGGAATGGATCCCGGTCAATTATGCGCTGACAGCCAAAGACAAGGCCACAAAAGGCGTTCATTTTTACAAAGATGATTACCAATTTGAACGGTTTTGGAACAATCCAGACAAGTACATCCCGCTTTTGCAGCAGTTCGGCGCGGTATGTTCGCCGGATTTTTCGCTTTACAGCGATATGCCGCTTGCGGTGCAGCTTTTCATGCACTACAAAAAACACTGGCTGGCGGCATACTGGCAGGCACACGGCATCCACGTCATTCCAACGCTCTGCTGGTGCGGCGAGCAAAGTTATGACTGGTGCTTTGATGGTGAGCCGAGAAACGCCATTGTGAGCATTTCCAGCCACGGAACACAATCTGACCCATACGAAGCGGAGTGCTTTGCCAAACACTGCCGCAAGGCGCTGGAAGTTCTGCAACCAAGCGGTATTTTGTGGTACGGCAAATGCCCGGCAGAATTTGACTGGAACGTGACCAAGGTAAAACCGTTTCAATTTGAAAGAAAGGGGTATCGCAATGAGTAAACGAGGAAGCGGCAGCTCTGCGAGAGCGGGCGGAGGATTCAAAATTACAAAAAAGGAAAGCGAAACGGCACAAAGATATATAGACCAAGTCATAAAAAAGCGCTGGGATTCTTTGGACAACGTAAAAATCACAAAAACACATGAGGGCCGTGTCGATATTTCCTATGATGCCAAAAAAACCAGAGAATCTTACAGAATGGGCAGAATGAATGCCTATTATGACACAATTGAAACTGTTGCACACAGAGAAAATTCGCTCTTTTTTCAAAAAGGAAAGCTTGTCCATATTGATACCGGGTCACTTAATCCAAAAAATGTTTCAACTGAACGAGTGATTAAAACTCGCAAAGAGGGCGGAACAACAAGGCGAAAGAAGAAAAAGTGAGCCATGAACTTTAACTACAACATCAAAGTCACCGACAACACCCCGCAACTGCATGAAGCGCTGGAAGCATGGGTGGAGCGGGTGCTGACCATCTGGGGCATGAAGGTGCAGGACTACGCCCAGCTGCTTGTACCCACCGGCACGGCAGACAGCACGGGCATTGAGGGCTACGTGGGCGGTGCGCTCAAGCAGAGCCTGACCTATGCCGTAGACCTTGCCCAAAAGACCGTGGCCATCGGGTCAAATCTCTTTTACAGCGTCTATGTTGAGCTTGGCACGGGCATCTTTGCCGAGAAGGACAACGGACGCAAAACGCCGTGGGTCTGGAAGGACTTCAACGGAAAGTGGCACTTTACCCGGGGCATGGCCCCTCGCCCATTCCTGCGCCCGGCGGTGGAGAATCACATTGACGAGCTGCGAGAAATCGCGGTGGAAGAAGGAAACAAGGAGGTATAAGGATGACAGAACTTGAAAGCTTGAGCGCACAGCTTGAAGCTGCTGTGAAAATGCAGGCAAACGCAGAAAGACTTTATCATAAGTCTGCCGAAAGAATTGAAGAAATCAAAAAGCAGATGCTTGAGGTGAAGGAAAAGAACAGGCCCAAGGCTGCAAAAGTCGAAGAGTTGTTTGCGGCTGGTGTTCAGGCACGCAAAGCGCTTCAGGAGATGTGTGATAACGCATACGGCGAGGGTAAAGCCAAAATTTCTGTTTTGGTCTATGTTCCGGCCGAAGCGCAGGACTATCCTACAGACACAGACTGTGAATTTTCGCTCTAAAACTGAATACTCAGCGGTTGGCGCAATGCGTCAGCCGCTTTTTTATGCCGTTTTAGCTCAATCTGGGAGAGCACCGGACTTTTAATCCGGGGGCCGTGGGTTCAAGCCCCACAAGCGGCACCACACCGGCAGCACGTCCGGCAACCGCCTACAAAACGTAGGCAATTCACAAATCCGATGGCGAGCACGCCAGCCCGAGCAAGGGCAGAAAGGACTAACACATGGCACTCGAACGCAAGACTCTCCGGGCGATTCTGGAAGATGAAACGACCGACACCAGCGGCAAGCTCAAGAAAATTCTGGACGTGCTGCATGAGGAAACGGACACTTTGCAGAACCAGCTCGATGAGAAGAACGCAGCCCTCGCCAAAGCCGAGAAAGAGCGGGACGAGGCCAACGGCGGCAAGCAGGCCGCTGAAAAGGCGCTGACCGACTACAAGGCCCAGCAGACCAAGAAGGACACCCACGCGGCCAAGGAAGCCAAGTTCCGGGAGCTGCTGAAGTCCGCCGGGGTGCTGGACAAGTACGCAGACCGCGTCGTGCGGCTGTCCGGCGAGGACATTGACAAGCTGGAGCTGGACGAAAAGGGCGAGGTCAAGGATGCCAAGAAGCACACCGACAGCCTGAAAGCTGACTGGGGCGACTTTGTGGCTACGACCACGACCACCGGCGCAAAGGTGGACACCCCGCCTACCAACACCGGCTCCAAAATGACCAAAGAGCAAATTTTTGCAATCAAGGACGCTGGCGAACGCCAGGCGGCCATTGCAGCAAATGCCGACCTGTTCACAGGCGGCGGAAAGGACTAATACATGGCAGCAAAAGAAAATATCACCATGACCACCGATATCACCGTAGCCGCGCGTGAAATCGACTTTGTGACCCGTTTCCAGCGCAACTGGGACCATCTGCGCACCATTCTGGGCATCATGCGCCCTATCCGGATGCAGCCTGGCACCGTGCTCAAGAGCAAGTATGCACAGGGCACCCTGCAGAGCGGCACCGTGGGCGAGGGCGAAGAGATTCCGTTCAGCAAGTACACCGTCAAGGAGAAGGAGTACGGCAAGATCACCATCGACAAGTACGGCAAGTCTGTCACCCTTGAGGCGATCCAGAATTACGGCTACGATGTCGCCGTGCAAAAGACCGATGATGAGTTCCTGTACGACCTGACCGCTCTGGTAACGGATAAGTTCTACAAGTTCCTGAACACCGGCACCCTGAAGGGCACTCCCAAGACCTTCCAGATGGCGCTGGCACATGCCAAGGGCGCGGTCGAGAACAAGTTCAAGACCATGCATCGCACCGTGACCGGCGTTGTTGGCTTTGTCAACGTGATGGACGTGTACGACTATCTGGGCAATGCCAATATCACCGTGCAGAACCAGTTCGGCTTCCAGTACATCAAGGACTTCATGGGCTACAACACCATCTTCCTGCTGTCCGACAGTGAGATTGCGAAGGGAAAGGTTATTGCCACCCCGGTAGACAACATCGTCATGTACTATGTGGATCCTGCGGATAGCGAGTTTGCCCGCGCAGGTCTGGTCTACCGGACCGCAGGAGAGGCAAGCAACCTCATCGGCTTCCACACTCAGGCAAACTACAGCACCGCAACCTCCGAGAGCTACGCCATTATGGGCGTGACCCTGTTTGCTGAGTATCTGGACGGTATCGCTGTCGAGACCATTACCCCGGGTGAATCGGTCTAACCTGCAAGGGGGTGACTTTGCATGACCGTCCCTGAGCTGTGCGCCTACACGCACAATTTCTTTGACCGGGCAGACGACCCCATTGCAGGCGAGTTTGCCTTTGAGCCGGACACCGTGCCCTCCGGGGTGGTGCCGGGGCAGTATTTCCTTGTGTGCGGCTCCATCTTCAATGATGGCGTGCACATGGCCGGAGACGGAGACCTCACCGCCGAGACGTTCAACGGGACGGTGCAGCCCATGCGGGTTCCGCCTGCCTTTGTGGTGCTTGCCCAGAAGATCACCGACTACGACGCAAGACTCCCCTCCGGCGGTATGTATGTGTCGCAGTCGTTCAATGGGTGGTCCGGGTCCATGGCGACCGGATCCGACGGACTCCCTGCGGATGGTCTGACCCGGTACCGCAAGGAGATCAACCAATGGAGGAAACTGTAATGGCAGTCAACGACTTTGTCCGGAACACCGTCATGGACGGTTTCAGCCGGAAATTCTGCTTTCTGGAAAAAAAGCTCGTTTCTGATGGGCTGTTCGGCTCCACCACCACATGGGTGCCGGGGCTGGAATTCGAGGGCGTAGAACGCCACGACACCACCATTGAGGCACAGCAGGCCGAGCAGCAGGGCACCGCTTCCACCTATTCGATCTACGTTGACAAGGGCGTTCAACTCGCCCCCTTCGACCGCATCAAGCGGTTGGAGGACGCGCAGGTATTCGAGGTCACATCTGCCAGCGCAGACAAGCTGTCTCCGGCGGAAAGCGGGATGAACCTTGCAGTTGTCCAGTGCAAAAAGGTGGTGTTGACCTGATGGGCACAGCAGAAGCCATTACAACGGCGCTGAACAGCTTTTTTTTGCTGTTTGATATTCCTGTGTACCCGGAGGATTTTGTGCCGCAGGGCGCTTCCTTGCCCTATATCACAGTGCTGCCGGTCATTCCCAAAGGATTTGACGAGAGCAGCACCTTCCACGCGCGGCTTTGGTATCCGGTGGACGGCGGAAAGCTGTCCATCATCCGCAAAACAGATGAGATCCGCGCTGCCCTTGGCGATGGGCTTACCATCGAGTGCGAGGGCGGCGCGATCCTTTTATGCGCAGGCAACCCGTGGGCGCAGTCTATGGACAACCCACCGGAAAAATACCTGTGCACATACCTTACTTTTGACGTCACATCCTTTGTGGTGTGAGAAAGGATAACGCATGAACAAAATGTATCACGCCATTTCGGCAGATGCTTTCAAAAAACTTCAGTTTCAGGCGGGTGCGCTGCTCAAAAAGTTTGACCCGGCGGGTACAACCCCCATTGCTGCAGAAGATCTTATCTGCCTGACCTCCGGCGGCATCACCATTTCCTGCAAGCCCAACACCATTGATCTGGGCGAGGATCTGGACGAAGTGCCCGAGAACACCTACCAGCTCAAGCACATCACCAGCTGGGATTGCGGTATGTCCACCACCTGCATGACCGTGAGCGCCGACACCATCAAGCTGGAGCTGGGCGCTGCGGACGTTGAAACCAACAAGATCACCGTGCGCGAAGACTACAAGGACGAGGACTTCCAGGACATCTGGTGGCATGGCAACCTGATCGGCGGCGGTTATGCCGCGGTTAAGCTGATGAAGGCTGTGAGCGATGGCGGCATCGAGCTGAAAACCACCAAGGACGGAAAGGGCAACATCAGCCTGAGCTTGAAGGGTCACTACGACATGACCGACACCAGCAAGGTGCCTATGGAGTTCTACGTCAAGGAGGCAGAATAAATGATCCTTACCATCAATCTTGACCCCGTGGAAGCGCTGCCCAAGCTGTATGATGCGGTGGACGGCATCACGCGCATGGTTATGGACGCAAAGGACAACGTGAACAACCCGGAGACCAAGGCAGCCCGGGAGACCATTGTTACAAACGCCCTGAAGATGCTGGGTGCAGAGCCGCAGAACAGTGAAGGCAGCAAGAAAAAGCTGACCCCCAGAGAGTTTGCGCTTGCTGCGCTGGACTTTGTCAAGCCTCTGATGAAACTTGACCCTGAGCGCACCGTGAACGCCCTGCACCAGCTGTACACGCTGGAAGAGGGCGAAAAAGACACCCTGCCCAAGGCGTTTACTGCACTTACCAAGTCCGTGATGCAGAAAGACGTGCAGGATTTTTTGTCCTCTCTGGCAGACTTGAACGGCCTGAGTTTTGGCACTACGTCTGCCGAGCCGACCTCCAGCATCTCCGCGCCTACGGCTTAAAGTATTTCGTCTGGTTCGTAATCAGCGAGATGCGGGAACAGCAGCGCACAAGAGCATACCAGCTGTACACGGCGGATATGCTCTATCTTTGTGCTGTATCTCTTGGTCAGCCGGTGGAGAAGCCCTTCAGCGAGATCATGGCAGAGTACGACAAGCCGCTATCTGAGCGCAGGCACGAGACTACGCTGGAAGAAGCGCAGGCGTGCTGGGAAAAGACCCTTGCAGACAGCAGAAAAGCAGCAGGGCAGAACGGAGGTGGTGATGCATGAATATCTTTAATTTGATGGCTACTTTGGGGCTTGATACCTCCGAGTATGAGCAGAACCTCGAAACTGCCAAAAAAGAGACGCAAAGCGCAGCAAATTCTTTGAGCCGCAGCGCAAACACCGCCGGGGGCGGCGTTGCAAGTATGGCAAACCAATTTGCAACAGCCAGCGCAAAAGCCAATATCCTTGCAAATATGCTTACCTCTCTCGGAACAAAGGCGGTAAGTTTTGCAAAAAACTTTGTGGAGATGGGCATTTCTTATAATGCTCAAATAGAAAAGTACACCACCGGCCTTACCAATATGCTGGGCAGCGCGGAAGCGGCGCAGCAGGCCATGGAGAACATTCAGGAGGATGCGGCAAAAACGCCCTTCAACGTGGATTCTCTCGTGTCCGCAAACCAGTATCTGATCTCCGCAGGCGAGAACGCCGGATATGCCCGCAAAACCATCATGGCATTGGGTGATGCTGTTGCTGCCACAGGCGGCGGAAGCGACGAGCTGAACCGCATGGCGCAGAACCTACAGCAGATCGCCAACACCGGCAAGGCAACTGCGGTTGACATCAAGCAGTTTGCCTATGCCGGCATCAACGTATATGGCATTCTGGCGGATTACACAGGCAAGTCCACCGAAGAAGTGCAGAAAATGACCATCAGTTACGACCTTCTGACTCAGGCTTTACAGGCAGCTTCCGAAGAGGGTGGGCGTTACTACAATAGCATGGACACCCAGAGCCAGACCATGAATGGGCGTGTATCCACCCTAAAGGATAACGTCAGTCAGCTGGCTGGCCTTATGACCGGCGACCTTACAAGCGCACTCGGCGGCGTTATTACCAAACTGAATGAAATGGTTTTGGCTGCCCAAGACGCATACAAACTTGACGGATGGAGCGGGCTTATCGGAGAAATAACGGGACTTTCCAACGTTATTGATAAGGCAAAATCCTCTGCTGTTGGATTAAAAGCTGTTTTTGACGCTTTAAAAAGTGGAGAAATCGGCATATTTCACGGTGACTGGGATGCTGTTTATCAAAAAGCATTCAATTCAGACCAAGAGAGCAAGAAGATCCAAAAAGAAAGCAGAAAAAACTGGGACAAAAACCATAATGGAATGGTCTGGGACGAAAATGACGGCTGGGTTCCAGCTAAAACCAGCGGAGAAACCGGCAGCTCCATCGTAACAAGCCCTACTGGCACAACCAAGAAAAAATCCACAGGTAAAAAGTCCACCACTGAAACGGTCATTGCGTCGGTGTCCAACACCGTAACCACCAGCGCTATGAACGCGCTGGGTGCAGTGACCACCAGCGTGGAGACCCTGCAGGAAAAAGTCAAAGATTCTGCTGGTAAAATCAAAGATCGCGTAACTACGACCACCACCGAGACCGGCAAAGAAATGGTCAACGGTGTGGCTACCACCTACAAAAAGGTAAACACCGTTGTGGACGGCGTCGTTACCAAGACCACCAAGGTCTATGATGACATGTCCAAGACCCTGACCGGTACCCTGACCAAGGTTGCAGAAACGACCTTTGACGGCATCACAACGAAAATCCAGGAAGCTACAGAAAAGTACGCCGACGGCAGCGAGCACGTCACAAAGACTGTGACCGAAACCGGCGAACGTATTGTAAATGGTGCGGCTGAGACCTACGAGAAGGTCGTAACCTATGTGGATGGCATACAGGATAAGGTCACCGAGACGGCTACCGCCATTGACAACAGCGTCAAGGGAATCCAAAGCCGCATTGACCAGTACCTCAGCGACGCTTCCGGAGAATCCGACAAGGGCATCTTCGGGCTGCTGAAAAGCACCATAAGTGACGCCAAAAACGAGGACTGGTCAAGTCTTGCACTCGATGTTACCAAGCTGATCTGGGGCGAGGTGTCGCAGGGTCAGCGCGAAGTGATTTCCAAGTGGTTTGACAACGCCCTTGCCGCCGTGAACGAATCTTACTATGGCGGTGGTCTGAAAAGTGCATTTACCGCGGTGGAAAGCCTGTTTAAAGACGGCATTGTGCCGGGCGTAAACAGCGCCACGACGGCAGTTGATTCCTTCTCTAAGGTCGTGAGCGGGCTTGCGAGCTCTGGCGGCGTTGGCGGCGCACTTGGCAGCGTTGTGCAGGGTTTTTCTGGTATGGCTGGCGGCATCACGTCTGCGCTTGGCACTGTGGTGTCGTTCATCTCTGCAAACCCAGTCCTTGGCGTCATTCTCGGCGTTGGCGCTGTGGGTGCTGTAGCTGGCGGCATCGGGCTTGCGCTGTGGGCCAAAAACAAAAAGAGCAAAGACCCGGTCAATAATTACAAGAGCCCGTTTGACGATGTGGGCGTTTACGACAGCCTGAACGAGTTTTCTACGCGGTCTGCGATGCAGTACCGCGTGATCGGACAGAGCAGCCACGCAGACAAGCAGACCAGCATTCTGGAGCGCATCGAGGAGCTTCTGGACGAGCATCTGCCTGCCATTGGCACCGGTCAGGTGGTCATGGATTCCGGCGAGCTGGTGGGCGTTATTTCGCCCAGGATGGCACAAAATGTTGACGCGCGCATCGGTGTGACCGTGACGCGGAAAGCGAGGGGTGTGTAATGAGCAAACTTTTGGGCGCGCAAATTGGCAACTTCCACACCCTGAAAGACTGGGGGCTGTATCTCAAGGTCGGAAGCCCAAAAATCGGCCCTGCTGAGGTGGATGACTACCTTGTGCAGGTGCCGGGGTCTGATACCCTGCTCAACCTGACCAGTTCTTTGGACGGCAGGCCACACTACAAAAAGCGCACCATTACCATGGAGCTCAAGTGCACTGCACCGAAAAAGCAGTGGGAGAACCTCTACAGCACTATCGCAAACGCCATCCACGGGAAATGGCTCCAGTGTAAATTCGACAATGACCCCAGTTTTTACTGGGAGGGCCTGTGGGAGGTGTCCGTCATCAAGGACGCATTATACTGTGTGTTTACGATTACAGGCACTTGCGACCCCTTCAAACGAAGTGTATACGACGGCTCTGATGACTGGCTGTGGGATGACCTTGTATTTGATACGGCGATCATCCGCAATTATACGGATATCCAGCTCAAAGCCAACGAGGACATCACCGTAACTGTCACCGGCGCACCAAGAGCAGCTGGCATCTACTTCAAGCGCAGCGAGGACGCTGCCGACATTGCGGTGTCCCTCAATGGCCTTGAGGTTGGCATCCTTGCAAAGTCTACAGAGTGGCAGTACATTGAGGGCTTGCATATGCCGGATGGCGTTGTAGGTACTCTCATCTTTGCGGCGTCTGCGGATTGCAGCATCAGCATCCGATATCTGGGGGGCAGCTTATGAGCTATAAAGTTTATGCGGGCGTCCAGACCGGCGTTGACGTGTGGAAGACAAAGACCTGCATTTACGACCCAACGGACTACACGGACACAAAAAAGCTCATCAGTCCAACTTTGACACGGGAGGTGAGCAAGGCCGGTAGCTTGGAATTCACCCTGCCGCTTGGCAATGTGGCCCACTCAGCTTTGCAAAAAATGCGCACGACCGTGTCCGTAGAACAAGACGGTGTGCGCATCTGGGAGGGCAGGCCCATGAGCCATGAGCAGGATTTTATGCTGCGTCAAAAAGTCTTTTGCGAGGGAGAGCTGGCCTACCTCAACGACAGCTCTGTTGCGCCATATACAGCCAAAGACGTGACGATCAAGCAATTTCTTTCGTTTCTGCTGGAAAACCATACCGGCATGGTGGACGCATACAAGGCGTTTACCTGTGGAAATGTTGGCTTTCCGAGCACCAGTGTGGTGGTGCCAGAGCTGCATAACTGCGTGATGAAACTGGAATACATGGCGGGTACTCCGGATAGTGACGGCGATTACAGGTATGAATATGGACTTTATACCTCGTCCGGCGTACAGCTTGTAAGCCAATATGAAGCCGGCTACTCGGATGATGACACGGCCCCGGATCCATCCGCGTACAGCTGGACGCTGAATGAAAAGCATGCAGATTCTTCCATAAACGGGTATATCTGGCGCACAGGAAACGGCCTGTTTTCCGTGAGCGTAAATGTGGCCCTGCCCTTGGACGGAGATGACCAGACGCACGAAGCTACGCAAAGAACGGTTACGCCGGATATCACATGCGCCACGCACTCGAAATCCCTTCCGCCTGAGACGGAATACGATCTCAAAGACACGGTCTCAAAAAAATGGAAAATTGAAAAGCAGGGAGACGGCTATGCCGTCTTGTTCAACGGTGCAGCCCTGCCGGATTCTTCCGTGGTCCGTTACGATTCTGCGCCACGGTACACCTTTGGCGATGGACGAAATTTTGGCGTTACATGGGATGTCATCCAAAATGAGCTTGTGGATGTATACGGCGGGTATCTGATCGTCCGGCACGAAAACAGGGCCCGGTATCTGGACTACGTCCAGGAAGTGCAGGAGAAAAACGGGCAGCCCATCGCATTCGGCACAAACCTGCTCGACCTGAGCAGCTACGTCAAAGCAGAGGATATCGTCACCCGCGTCATTGCCGTCGGAAAAAAGAAATCCGGTTGGTTTTTGTGGGAGAAAACCAACACCATCACGGCAACCGCTAACGACGCCACCGCGCAAAAGCTGTTTGGCATCATCGCGCGGGTCATTGTGCAGGACGGAACCGAAAACACAACGCAGTCGCTTCTGGATGCCGCAAACGCGGAGCTGTCCAAAAACTTGCGTTACCTTGACGGAATCACGGTAAAGGCTGTGGACCTCAAGGATGCCGGCGTGGATATCGCCCGCCTTGGCTTTGGCAAGATGACACACATCTACTCCAACCCGCACGGGGTGAACACCTGGCTTTTGTGCTCTAAGATTGTGGAGCCTTTGGACGCGCCGGACAAAAAAGAATTCACGCTGGGCATTGATTTCTCCAGCGTCAGCGACTTGCAGGCCCTGAGCGCACGAAAAGCCAGTGACGCCTATGACCTGAGCCGCTCGCTGAAGGGCTATGCATCCGCAAAGGGGTGATAAATTGGATAAGACATTTGACGAAGCAATTTCCGAAGTCCGCAATGCAGAACGCGGCGTGGAAGTACGGGAAGCCCTTGCACAGGGCTTTGAGTATGTGAAGCAGTATGGCGAGGCTGTTATCGCGCGGCAGGAAGAAGCTGTTCAGAGTGCGGAAACAGCCACAAACGCGGCGGCAACTGCCACAGAACAGGCCACAGCAGCAGCCCAGACAGTCAAAGACGCCACTGCAAAAGCCATAAGCGCAGCGCAAGAGCAGGCAGGTATTTCGGCATCAAAAGCCGAGGAATCTGCTTCCAGTGCCGAAGAAGCAGCGGCCAGTGAAACTGCTGCCGCGTCTAGTGCATCTGCCGCAAAGGCCAGCGAGGAAGCAGCTGCAAAGAGTGCCGCCGACGCAAAGGTTATCGTGTCCACTGACACGACTCTGACCGTATCGGGCGCGCCGGCTGATGCAAAGGCGACCGGCGACGCCCTGGCTCAGAGGTACACCAAGGACCAGGCCGACGCCAAGTTCGGCACGCCGTACACCCTGCCGCCTGCTACGGCAGACCAGCTGGGCGGCGTGAAGGTGGGCGACTATCTGGACATCGCCCCGGACGGCACCCTCAGCGCCAAAACGCTCAATGACAAGATTGCTGCCGCCGTGGCGGTAAAGTCGGAGCCCCGGCTGGTGTGGAATCACTACGAAGAAACCGGAAAAAGGTGGAAGACCTACGATATCAAAATGCCAGACGGTCTGGACTACGTGCACGTCAAGACGAAATATAACAGCCCTACCGGCGGGTACGGCGAGGAAGTAGACATTGCAAAAGGCAGCACCGCCAATCATAACTACGGAAATGGCACTGGAATTTTCGCATCCAACACGACTTTCCGGACAGACGGGACCCTGCACTTTGCAACAGAAACGTCGACCGGCGGCTACACCGTAGAGATCTGGCTCACCGGCTACCACTATCCCACCCTTGCCGAACTGCTGACCGAGACCCAGGCCGCGCAGGCGGACACGGATGCCCTGGCGGTAGATCATGAATACCGCGTCGCCCTGCTGGAACTGGGGATGACCGACGACACCACCACTGACACCACCACATAAGGAGGTAAAAACTATGTTGTATCGTATCTGTAAACGCCTGATCGAGCGCGGCCAGACCGCTGGCCTTGCGGAAAAAATTGATGTTTTTTACGCACTCGGCCGCATCACCGAGGCCGAGTACAAAGAGCTGACCGAGCTGCTGGCCTAGCAGGAAACCGCCCATGGCACTTAATGCCTACTCTTGGACATTGGAGGTGATTGCAATAAACAACACATTTTTGACCGCACTTTTCAACTTTTTGAGCCGGTTCTTTGCCGCTTTGGCGGAAGAACAGGCAGAACAGGAGGACACGATGGCGTCTGTGACCGAGTGGACGGGAGCACCGCCCTACCGCTACATCGACGTAAGCCGGTATCAGGGCAGCATTACACTGGAGGACTGGAAGAAGGTCAAAGCCGCTGGCTATCAGGGCGTCATGCTCAAGACCGTCAGCACAAACCGCAGGCTCTCCAAGCGAGCGGACGGCCTGTACATCGACCCGACCTTTGAAGCAAACTACCGAAATGCAAAGGCGGCAGGTCTGGCGGTGGGTGTGTATTACTACACCTACGCCACCAGCAAGGCAATGGCCGATGCAGAGCTTTCCCTGCTGGCTGACGCCCTGCGTGGCAAGACGCTGGAAATGCCTGTGGCGGTGGACGTGGAGGACAACAAATTCAGGGTTCTTGGCAAGCAGGCGCTGACCGACCTGACAGCCTACGCCCTGAAAAAGGTGGAGGACATGGGCTTTTATGCCCAGCTCTATACATACACCAGCTTTGCTAAGACGCGCCTGTATATGGGCGGTGCTGCCCTCAGCCCCTACGACGTGTGGCTGGCCGACTACACAGGAAGGACACCTGCCGTGACCTTTGCCTACAATACCCACCAGCACACCAGTAAGGGCAGCGTCCCTGGCATCTCCGGTCACGTTGACCTCGATGTGACCACACGCAACTACCCGAAGATTATCTGCAAGAAGGGCCTGACCCGTCTCCGGGAGGGCAAATGACCGAAAAAGAAGCTTTGCTGTGGGTGCTGGGCATCTTGGGCAGCCTGTGCGCTGCCACCATCACCATCGACAAGGTGCTGGAAATTATCCACAAGTACGTCAAAAAGGCACAGGCCCCCGACGATGCGCAGAACAAGCGGCTTGACGAAATGGACAAGCGCTTGCAAACGCTAGAAACGGGCTATGCGCAACATTCTTTGGCGCTTGGGCGCGATTTGTCCCGCTTCGGGGAAATCGACGAAGTAAACCGCCTGACGCTTGAAGCCGTTCGTGCCCTGCTGGAAGCACAGCTGACAGGAAACAACGTGCCCGCTATGCAGGCCAGCAAGGAAAAAATTGATAACTACCTGATGGAAGGAGTAACGA